TGGGAGGGTCGAAGCCCTACAAATTATTACAGAATCTATGAAGGATGCGGCCATTCTCGCACGGGAAACGATGGGAGATACAACAGTTGATCGGGGCCTCCGCATGAAATCGGCCTGGGACATCCTTGATCGAGGAGGACTTAAACCCACAGATAAGAAACTTGTAGGGCATATAAATCTGTCTGATCTCATTATCGAGGCACGGAAACAACGGGAGGTTAAGAAGGAAGGTGAGAGAGTTATTGAGGCTGAGGGCTGAGGCTCTCCCCTCTTCCCCTGTTTCCCTCCGGGTCTCCTTAGATTTCCCTTCTTAGGAGGAATTTCTCTCCCTCGGTTGGGATCCGGCTCGTTTTCCGTTGGAGGACTCTTCGCAGTTTAACATGGTAGATATAAGATGCATGAAAATCAGGCAGTTATAGATGCAATTCAACATTATTATAATGATCCTGTAGCTTTTGCCGAGGAAATTGTAGAGGTCGCTCTTGATCCTTGGCAAATGGATGCTCTTAATAACCTGGTCAAATATCGTTTTCTCGCAATCCGCTCAGGCTCAGGCGTTGGAAAGACCTTTCTCATAAGCCTCGCAACCATATGGTTTTTATTCACCCGTCCCTACAGCAAAGTTCCTACTACAGCGCCATCACAGCATCAACTTTATGACGTTCTATGGTCGCAGCATTTCAAACTTATCAATAAATCACCGATCTTAGAAAATCTTTTTGAATGGACGCAGACAAGAGTAGGTGTTAAAGGATATTCTCCTGACTGGTACGCAGTTGCTCGGACCGCCCAGGTGAGGCCAGGGAGTGATGTGGCCGAAGGCTTACAGGGATTTCACTCGGAAGAAAATTTGCTCTTCATAGTTGATGAAGCTTCAGGAGTAGATGATGCAATTTTTCCGGCGATGGAGGGATCACTTACTGGTGATGGGGCATATTGTATTCTTGCAGGAAACCCTACTCGTACAAACGGATACTTCTATGATACTTTCAACAATCCTGCGCTGAAAAAAATGTATCATCATATGCATGTCTCATGTTATGATTCTTCAAGAGTAAGTAAAAGATATATCGAAATGATGGCAGAACGTTACGGAGAAAACCATCCAATCTTTATGATTAAAGTTAAAGGTGAGTTTGCAACCGGTGATGCAACATATCTTGTTCCTCCTTCTTATCTCGATACTATGGAAAACAATAGTACAACCGAGATCATTCAGTGGACTGTAGAAAATATCCTTGAATTTAAACCTACTCATGTGAAAGTTGATGCTATTGGGATTGGGGCAGGAGTATATGATGGTCTCCGTGATATCTATGGAGATATGATCCAGAAGCGGAAGTGAAAGAAAGATATTTAAACTTGAGGGCTCAGGGATATTGGGAGCTTAGAGAGAAGATTCCTTCTTTATATTGTGAGGATTGGCCCAATCGGGTAATAATGGAATTAGGAGATATAAGACTCAAGCCTACATCGAATCTCAAGATTAAGATTGAGTCTAAAGAAGATATGTTAGCTCGTGCAATGAAGTCTCCTGATTATGCTGATGCAACTATGTATGCGATTGTGTATGAATTTCCAGGAAATGTAATAAAGAATACAAAAGATATGACAAAGAAATCTATCTGGAATTTAAGAGAACCTAGTTCTCATACAAGAAAAAGGAGATTCTATGGGATGGTTTAAGAAGTTTCATCCTCGGATGTCGGCTAATAAAGAAAGAGATTTGGATTCTCCTGTGGGAGAGTACAAGAAACCTACAAGAAGAAATCTCATGTTGACTGAGGTAGGCAAATCTGGATTGAGATGGAGTTATGGACAAGTTTCAGAGGAGTTCCTTGTAGAGTTGCAGGGAAAAAGGGGCATCGCAATCTACCGTGAGATGTCTGATAACGATCCTATCATTGGAGGCTGCCTTCATGCTATTAGGCAGATCTTGAAGGAGATTAGATGGTCAGTCAAATCAGCTGATCCGAATGCGAAGGAGTTGGATGCTGATGCTCAATTTCTTGAAACTTGCATGCGCTCTATGACTCACACATGGTTAGATTTTATTACAGAGTCGATGAGCATGTTCATTTATGGATGGGCAATCTTTGAGCAGGTCTATAGGCGGAGGGATGATGGAAAGGTTGTTTGGAAAAAGCTTCCTCTTAGATCACAAAGCTCCTTGGAAAGATGGGATATAAATGATGTAGGAGACATGATAGGTATGTGGCAAAGAGCTCCTTTAGAGGGAAAGACTGTTTATATTCCAGCGAAGAAAATGATCCATTTTAGGACCGGTCAGTGGGCAAACAACCCAGAGGGGAGGAGTATCCTACGAAACTGTTACAGGCCATGGTATTTTCGTAAAAACATGGAGGAGATTGAGGGTATCGGTGTAGAAAGAGACGTAAATGGGCTTCCTGTAATGGAACTTCCAGAAGGTTTGAAGATGGATGATGATTCTGCTGAAACTACAGCAGCACTAAATTGGGCAAAGAAGATAGTTACAAATATTAGGGTAGATGAACAAGATGGATTCTTACAGCCCCATGGATGGAAACTTTCATTGTTATCTTCTCCAGGAGCAAAACAGTTTGATACTACAGCAATTATCAATAGATATAGTAAAGAGATTGCTATTTCATTGTTAGCTCAGTTTGTTATGCTTGGAATGGAGCGTACAGGCTCATACGCCCTGTCGAAGGATATTATGGATTTGTTTCATCTAAGCCTTGAAGGATGGGCAGATTCTATTGCTAGTACGTTTAATCAACAAGCCGTTTCAACATTATTTTCCTTAAACGGGGTAACAAATCGGCCTCTTCCCTATATTGTACATACTCAAGTTCGGAAGCAGGCCTTGAAAGATATGTCAAGTTATGTCAAGACTTTGGTTGATGCTGATGCTCTTGATGTGGACGAGGAGATCAAATCCTTCTTGAAGAAGTATGGGAGACTGACTGAGTTCTCTGAGATAAGAAAGTAGGTTTTGTATTTTCAGTCGATGAAATTATAGATGAAAGAAGGTCATTTCTTAAATTAGGAGATATAACTATGTGGACTGAAATAGGTGGAATGGGTCTGTTTACGCTCTTGGCGGCTGTAATCTTGAGGATACAATATAATACAATAGGTAAGAAGGCAGATGGGCCTTTAACTGCTCAGAGATTTAAGGAAGTAGAATCTAGCTTAGCTAGGGGAGATGAGAAGTTTAATAAGATTGAGAAAAAGTTAGATAAATATCAAGAAGAACAGATTAAGCAGGGTAAGATATTGACTGAGGTGCATACGATTGTAAAACGTATGGAAAAGAATGGTATAAAATGATGATTAAGCATGAATTTATACGATGCTCAGACTGTGAAGGTAGGGGTTACATTCCTATTCAAATGCCATCGGGCAGAGAGATGGGAGTTTTTACCTGCCCGTACTGTAAGGATTCTCCACGGCCAGGATATGTTATAAAGAGGATTAAGAAAGAAGATGAAAACAAGAAACAATAATCAATTTCGAGATCTTGTTATAAACGCTGCTATGGTGATTGAGGGCATAGCCAAAAATCAAAACCTTACACTATCGCAGAAAGCAATACTTGTAATGGAGCGCATGGGAAATGTGATTGTTGATCTTTCTAAGCTCTTGGAGAAGATAGATGAGGAAAGTAACGATAGTTAGATTAGAAGAATCAGAAGAAGGGGCATTGGGATCATTGTTGATTGACGGGAAGCTCTTCTGCACAACCTTAGAGCCTGATGCTAACGATCCTAAGAAATTTCAAATTCCTCCAGGGAAATATCAATGTAAACGTTTTCATGGGTGGAAATGGAAGAATACTTTTGAGATTCTGGTCGAAGGACATGAAGCACTTCTCTTTCACGCTGGGAATGAGGAACTCCATACTGAAGGATGTATCCTCTTAGGACGGCAACCTTCATATTTGAGGGGAAACCGTGCTATCCTGAACTCACAACATACTTTCGAACACTTCTTGAAAGAATTAGAAGATGTAGATGAGTTTACTCTCTATATCTATGATTTCTTTCAGATGTTAAAGGCTAAAGAAGAGTTTCAATTTAAAAATATTAACTTTAAGATGTGAGAACAAAGATGAAAAAGTTAATTCTAATTTCAATCCTCTTCTTTCTATCAGCCTGCGCTGGATTACCTTTTTCTGAGAGCCAAAAGCAGTATCGTACTATAACAACGTCCGATGGGAAGGTATACAATATTCCCGCAGAATTTCTTAATCCATATAGCAAAGAAGAAATGAAAGGATACTGCGGTGTTATGGGTGCTATGACTCGGACACTTATTATTGTGAAATATTATGAGTGTAAAGAGACTAAAGAAGATATACCTTTCTATTCACTTATTTCTGATAGCTTTACTTCGTTTTTGGTTGCTGCGGTGAAATACTATTTATGAAGATAAGTTTCCAAAACAGGTAAATGAAGAAGAATTAAAGGCATTTCTAAGGAATTATAATTGAAGGAGATATAACTATGGGGCTTTTATCAAGATTAATTGGCGGAAGTATAACTGAAACAGCAAATGGGCTTGCTGGTATTGTAGACAGGTTTATGGAGACACCTGATGAGAAACGTGCAGCGGAAATT